GACGACCCGGACTACTTCGAGGAACTGGACAAGCGCCTCAAGACCGAGTTCCCGGCCAAGCTGGGCGGCAAGCCGGCCCGCCAACCCGCCACTAACCCGACTATCCAGAACCGGTCGGCTCCCACCGCTACCCCGGGCAAGATCCGGGTCACCATTACTCAGGCCGACCGCGACATGGCCAACCACCTCGGCATCAGCGTGGAAGACTACGCACGTGAAAAGGCCCGTGCCGAGCGTGCTGCCCAGACCACCAGCCAGTATACGGAGATTCTGTAATGCCTGCCAAGCGCAACCTCGCCAGCAACGCTGTCGACGAGCCTCTTGAAAATTCCTTGGAATCAGAGTATAATCCACCTAATGCGCTAGAAATCCCTCCCATGCCTGACGACGACCAGTACGCTTATCGCTGGGTTCGGTTTAGGAATGGGGATCAGGACGACTTCAATAACATTTCGCAGCGCATGCGAGAAGGGTGGGCATTCGTCCTGCTGGAAGAAGTTCCGGCCGGTTACGTTTTCCCCGGGCTCGAAAGTAAGATTTCCGCACTGGCGGGCGCTGCCATCAACGGCGACCTTGTTCTTGCGAAGCTGCCTCGACGTAAGGCGGAAGCCATCCAGAAGTGGGCCGAAGACCGGTCCATCCAAGCGGAGCAGGCTTTCGATATGAAGACGGTGAGCTACGACGACAGTACAGGCCGGCAGCAGCGGTTTGCCAACGAAAGTACCAAACGCTTTTCCCGGGGGCGACGTCCCTCATTCGGATAACAAACATAGGAGGATAAGGTGCCGCAGTCTTTCGCACCGTTCGGTCTCCGCGCCATTGCTGCCCTCGGCACGCATGGCAACGAGGTCCGCGCTTATCCGCTTCCCAACGGCTCCGCGTGCCCTGACCTCGGTAAGGGCTCTCCGGTCAAGCTGTCGGGTGGCGTTATTACTTCGGCTGGCACGGGTAGCGGTCCGCTGCTCGGTGTGGCGGCTGGCTTCGCGTGGATCGACCCCACGACCAAGCAGCCCCAGCTTAAGAACTCGATCCCGGCCGACACGTCCTCGGCTGGCCTGTACGACGGTTCCGACCGTCCGACGGCCTACATCGTGGACAACCCGTTCGCGCTGTTCCTGATCCAGGCTGATGCCTCCGTTACGGCGGGCGACCTGGGCCTGAACTTCGATGTGACGGCGTCTGGCGGCGATGTCAACTCGGTGTACGGCACGTCGCAGTACACTCTGGACGCGTCCACCCGCACCTCTGCCATCAACACGGCGGTGAAGCTTGTGGGTCTGGCCAACATTCCCGACAACAACTGGGGCGATCCGTTCCCGGTGCTGGTTGTCAAGCTGAATGGCCCGATCCTCCAGGCTGTGTCTGCGGCTTAATAGGGGGATATAAGAAATGACTATTCTGACTCGCGCGCAATTTGCGAAGCAGCTTATCCCCGGCCTCAATGCTATCTTCGGCGTTGCTTACAAGAGCATCGACAACGAGCATACCCCGCTTTTCGACGTTGAGAAGTCGGATCGCTCGTTCGAAGAAGAAGTGCTGATGACGGGCTTCGGTACGGCCCCGGTCAAGTCGGAAGGCGATCAGGTGTTCTTCGACACCGCGTCGGAAGCTTGGACGAGCCGCTACACCCACGAGACCGTTGCGATGGCGTTCGCCATCACGGAAGAGGCCATCGAGGACAACCTCTATGGTACGACCGGCAAGATGAAGGCGAATGCCATGGGCCGTGCGATGGCGAATGCCAAGCAGGTCAAGGCCGCCAACGTCTTCAACAACGGCTTCTCCACTAGCTCGCTCTACGCTGGTGGCGACGGCAAGCCCCTGTTTGCGACTGACCACCCGACGCTCGCGGCGGGCAACCAGTCCAACCGGGTCAGCACCGACCTGTCCGAGACGGCTCTTGAGGCTGCGCTGATTAACATCGGCCTGACCAAGGACGACCGTGGCCTGCTGATCGGCGCTCGCGCCGTTAGCCTCCACATCGCGCCGCAGAACCAGTTCGTTGCGCACCGCATTCTGTTCTCGGATCTCCGGGTCGGCACTGCGGACAACGACACGAACGCTCTGAAGGACATGGGCCTGTTCTCCCGTGGTTACACTGTTAACCATCGGTTTACGGACCCGAACGCTTGGTTCATCCGCACGGATGTGCCGAACGGCACCAAGATGTTTGTGCGTGCCCCGCTCGCCACGAAGGACGATGTGGACTTCCTGACGGGCAACATGCGCTACAAGGCCCGTGAGCGTTACAGCTTCGGCTGGTCCGACTGGCGTCAGTGGTACGGTTCGTCTGGTTCCACCTAATGGATTGGGGGCTTCGGCCCCCTTTCCTCCATCCTTGAGGAGAATCAGATGACTTCCTTTAGCTATCCACTCAACATCCGCAACCATGAGCCGCTGGGCGCCGAGCCCGTCAATCTGGTGGAAGCGCGGGTGCCCGGCCGCTACTCGGTGGTTGTGAACACGGCAAAGACCGGCACTGCGGCGGCGGCGACTACCATTCCGCTGTTCGTTGCTCCGGCTGGCTCCACGTTCTACGAGTGCGTGCTGGACATCACGACGCCCTTCGATAACGACACGACGAATATCCGCGTGGGTATTCCGACGTCGACGGGCATCCTGTATGCTGCGACCACTGCTAACACGGCCGGTCGCCGCGCCTACGCTGGTACGGGCGCCCAAGTTTCGGCCAATGCCATTGCGCTGACGGCTGATACTACGGTGCAGGCTATCGTGTCCATCGACACGTCGGCGGTCACGGCTGGCTCCGTTATCGTCCACGTCGTGATTGGCTAACAAGGTACGGCAGGGTCTGCTTCGGCGGGTCCTGCCTTCCTTGCCATAGGAGCGCACCATGCCCGCCGTCAAGTCTATTCGCCTCGTCCCTTTCCAAGTCTCCTCTTCGGCGACGACGACGAGCCCCGCTATCGACCTCGATTACCGTTTCGACGGCACGCCGACCCGTACCTTCTTCGTCCAGAAGAGCGCCGCTGCCGGCCCGTCCGTCTTCTTCGAAGCCGCGCCTACCACTGCTGGCCCGTGGATCGCCTTTGCCGAGGTGACCGCTGCCGTGACGCAGGCCGTCGTGCCCTTTGAACTCGACGTCCCGTTCGTCCGTACCTCCTATGCTGGGGGCGGCCCGCTTGTCACCATCTACGGGGTGGTGTAACGGAAAGTAACGACCGTGGCAACCAGCGGCACATCCAACTTCGACCCTACGTTCGATGATCTTTTGCAGGATGCTGCCGCGATGGTTGGCGGCGGGCCCGTCCTTGCTGACGAACTGATCAGCGCGCGGCGCGGCCTCGACTACATGCTGACGGACCTTCAAAACAAGAACGTCCTCCTGCACAAGATCGAGACCACCATCATCCCGGTCTCCGCGTCCGTCTCCACCCTGACTTTCGATCAGACCATCTCCGACGTCCTCGTCGCCAGCATCCGTACCTCCACCACCGACATCCTCGTGGAGCGTGACGGCTACGAGCGTTGGGCCGAGATCCCCACCAAGTCCCAGTCTGGCCGCCCGACCCGCTACTGGTGGGATCGCCGCCGCGCATCCAACGTGATGAACCTGTGGCCGGTCCCCGACCAGACCTACACGGTCGTCCTCACCATCCAGAAGAACGCCGAATCCACCCTGCGCGCCTTCGACAATGTCGATGTGCCGCGTCGTTTCATGCCTGCCCTTATCTACGGTCTCGCCTATTGGATTGGCCTGCGCCGTGGCAACCGCGTTGACGCCGGCCGCCTGACGCTGCTGCGCCTTGAATACGACCGGGCCGTCAAGGACGCGATGCGCGAGGACCGGGAACGCGGCAAGGTCTACATCAGGATTGGCCGCTGATGCCCTACACCTACACCACCCTCACCAACGACGTCATCGCCAACATGGAGGAAGACTCGGCTGAGTTCGTCTCGGCCCTGCCCTCCATCATCGAGCGCGCCCAGTCCCACTTGCAGCGCCGCCTTGACCCCGTCAACATCATCACCTTCACGGAAGTCTCGGTCAGCGCATCGACGCGCACCCTGACCCTGCCGTCCAACCTCCTTGTCCTCAAGTCCATCCAAGTGTGTGCGACGGGCGGCTGGAACAACCTTCTCGAACAGAACAACGAATTCCTGACCGCGTATTGGCCGGACTACACGTCCTGCGCTCCAGCCAAGTACTACGCGCCCAAGGACAACACCTCCATCTTTCTGGCACCGACGCCCCACTCCGACACCACGGCGCTCATCGAGTACATCCCGCGTGTCAGCATCCTGAGTTCGTCCACCCCGACCAACTACTTCTCGACCTACGCCGACACGGCTTTCTTCGCTGCCGCCATGCTGTACGCCAATGCGTGGACCAAGAACGCGGGCGGCGTCACGGTGTGGAAGGGCATCCTCGACGAAGAACTCGCGGTCCTGAACATCGAGTCCAGCCGGGCCCGCCGCTCCGATACCGTCAATCGTTATAACGGGTCGCCTGAGAACACCATCGCGGGGCAGCCCTAATGTCCGTCCTCGACATGTGGTCGGTCTGCGACAGATGCGGATTCGACTACAAGCGCCGGGACCTGCGCAAGGAAACCACCAAGTTCGTAGTCTGTTACTCCTGCTTCGACGGCATCTTTGACAAGAAGAGCCACCCGCAGAACAGGTCGCCGAAGCCGCGCCGCGAACTCCAGCCCGTTCCTGATGGGCGCCCTGACCAGACCAACTATGGTTCCTGATCATGGCCCTACAAGTCTGGTCGCTGTGCGATAGGTGCGGACAGAAGTACTATCGCAGGCAACTCAAGAAGGAATCCACAAACCTCGTCGTTTGCTCCTCTTGTTACGACGGCGCCTACGATCTTCGGAAGCACCCGCAGAACAGGCCGCCCCGGCCACGCCTAGAGTCCCGTAAGGTTCCTGACGGCCGCCCCCTTCAGAACCTCGACAACTATTTGGCGCAAGAGAACGACGCCTATCTCCTCACCGAAGACGGTTCCAACATCCTCGTGACCGGGGTGGTCTGGACTCCTTCACAAAGCAGCCCGCTGTAGGGACCGTGTCATGGACGTCAAACTTGTTTTCGATTTCGTCTCCACTTTCCTGTGGCCACTTCTGTTGGCTTACGGCGCCTATCTACAGCGGGAGATTTCGGCCGTGCATAAGAAAGCCGAACACCTTCAGGAGCTTCACCACGGCCACGTCGCCCAAGTCAACAAGGACTTCGCCACCCGCGAAGTTGTCTCCGACCTTGAAAACAAGCTCACAACTGTGCTAAATAGAATTGACGACAAAGTAACCCGAATCCTTGAGGAGCGCAAGTAATGCCCTCGACTTATGATCCTCTCCTTCGCCTCGAACTACAGGCGACTGGCGAAAACGCCACTACCTGGGGTGTCAAGACCAACACCAACCTTGACCTGCTAGCTGAGTCCATTGCAGGCGCCGTTAACTTGAACGTGGCTGGCTCCGGCGACTACACCCTTTCGACCGCGAACGGTGCCGAAGACGAAGCGCGCCAAG